ATGCTGACTCTTTCCATGTTGGAGATTGTAATGTAGTAGTGTCTACTACTTGTTCTGTGTATGTATATGTCTCTTCTTCTTGTGGTACAGAATGAGGCTCTAACATGAGTTTTTCTAATAATTCAGCTTTAGTATCACTTGATGAATAATCTACGTCACAATCGTCCATATACGCTTTAATTTCATCTTTCGTGTTGTCCATGCTTGGATAGTATGAGTATTTATTTACCATTCTTGTAGCAGTACGCTCTTCATCTCGATATGTGTACTCATTCCAAGATAATCTATCAACTTTTTTAAGTTTAGCAGGTAATGCTGATTCCCACTTTGCTTTTGTTAATATCAAATATGTATTAGTCATTTTTATGCTTTCCTTTACCATGCTTATAATTTTTTACTATTTCTCCAGATATAGCTGTTTCTCCATCTTCAGGGGTAGAACCATCTGCTTCAAATGCGGTTAGCACTCTGTTATAAATTCTTAATTCATCTATTAAACAAGTACTTGCTTTAACACCTGCACCTTCACCATGCAAATATCCAATATGTATTCCTTGATTACTTTCTCCAATAGGAGTAGTATAATGAGCAGATGTTCCTCTGACTAAATCAACATATAATGCAACATTATTTGATGATAGACTTCTATCATAAATGCCAACTATATGATACCATTTTGTAAAATCAGTTATTTGAAATGTTGCTTTTGGTGAATTGTAATTATTAATTGTAAATCTTAATCCATTATCTACCATAGCTAATGCCCACCCATTAGACCAAGAACCTCCAGAAGCATTTCCTGCTATAACATTATATCCAGTTGGATGGTTGTGAAATTTTACCCAACACTCTACTGTTATTGCATCACTCATAGATGTTGCACTTAATGATTTTGTATAAGGGATTACTAAATGTTCTAATTTTCTATTAAGTCTTAAAGTATTACTATCAGCATTTTTAAAGTAAAACCCAAGTCCATCTCTGTTTGAGTTAAGTCCTTCTCTGATTGTTATAGAATCTGGTGAGCCTTGTACTGTGCCATCGTTTGTACCAAGAAAATTAACTCCACCAAGTTGTGTGCCATGAATATTATTACCACTTCTATCAAGTATTTTATCTGTACCTGTTGTATCTGGGTTAGAGTGAGTAGGATTTAATAAATAGTTTATTTGAAGCCCATTTGAATAATCAGATAAAGAACCTTTGCGACCTAACGCATATATAGCAGATATATTTGAATCTTGAGCAGTATTCCATAAAGCAAATTGACCAAGATTACCATTAAAAAAACTGCCTGCTGCTGTATAACTACCACCCAATATAAAATTATAAATATTACTACCACTTGTCGTGGTAAATGAAAATTGTTCCGTTTGACTTCCATTAAAATAAAAAGTTGCAGTTCCAGAACTCCAAGATACTAAAATATGATTCCATTGATTAACAGAATAAGACACATAAGAACTAAAAACGTTACCTTGTGCTATTCGTAAACCATCTGACCTTATTTGAATATACACTCTTGTAGCTGTCTCTCCATCTCTTGCACCAAGAATATATTGAACAGAACTTGGATTTTGGTCATACGCATAAAACCAGATAGAATAAGCACCTGTTGCATAATCGTCTAATGCAAATTGAAAACTTGTTGGTATTCTAATACCATCATCAACACCATCAAATCCTATTGCTTGTATATCACCTCTATCAGTCCATGTAGTTACACCATCATTTCTCCAATAACCTAATAAATGGTCATCAGCTTTACTATGTGTAGTAGCATCTAATGCGACACCATCGTTAAATAGTTCTTGGATTTGAGCCTGTGTTAATGCGGAATTAAAAATACTAAAATCATCTATAATGCCATCAGAAAAATAATTAGGGGCATAACTTCTTGTTCCAATATTCCCTGCCGTAGTAACACTCAAAGTAGTAGAGTTACTTGCACCACTACCTAAAACAATTCCATTTGCATAGATATTCATTGTAGAACCATCGTATGTACAACAGAAATGTGTTAATTTGTTTTGATAAGTGTGATTTTCTGTTTTCCTTACAGAATTAACTCTATAACTAATTGTATTATTAAATAAATATATATGCACTCCATCTTCATGACTATCTTCTTCTGAAAATGGCATTAATAAACTTGCAATATCATTTGTATGTATCCAAAAAGATATAGAGTGTGTTGTTGTTAAGATAGGTGATGGTAAGTCAATATAATCATCTGTATTATCAAACAACATCTTCTGATTATATTTCATCAATGGTACTTGTGGAACTACAGGTTCATTTACAGCAGTCTCAAATCCAGATGAGGATATTCCTACTTCTTTAACTGTAATTAATTCTACAGAACCATCGAAATCAGAACTTGTTATAATATCTACTATCCTACTTGCAGAACCACCGCTTGTAAGAATAACACTTCCAGATGCAGTAAAATCAGATGCACTTGCAGGGCCACTTCCAACTGCAAAATCTAAATTCCCTGCTGTTCTTCCAGATATTGTAAAATCTACTTGATATTTCTTACCACTTGTTGTTGGATTTGACGAATTTTCATACCTTAAACTTCTGGTATTTCCTGTAGCATGAGTTGCTTTACTACTCCCTATTGACCATTCAGTTCCTAATGAACCACCAACTACTGACCAATTTGTAGTAACATCAAAAGCACCATGCCCATTTGTTAAATCATCCCCAAAGAAATTTGTAATAGCATGGTTGCCCATGAGGACTTCTTTGACTGAAACATTGTCTACTGTTATTGAATTACCATTAGTATATCCACTAACAAATCTTATAGTAATAGATGTAGATGTTGCAGTAAAATATTGAGTATAAGTTTTTTGACCTGTGTCTAAATTAATTACAGAGCTTGATAAATTTGTTCCATCCCAATATCCATAATAAGCAGAACCTCCAGATTCAGTAACAGTAAATACTGCTTTATATAAAGCTCCATTAACTGCTGTTATACCTTCTTGCTTTACAAAATTATTACCACTACCACTATAAGTATAAACTACTGCACCACTTGAAGTATCTGCTGTACCTCCTGCTCCAATACTCCACCCTGTAGTTCCATTACTATAATCACCATTAGTAATTATATTACCACCCAACTTCTTCTCACTATGGTCATATACTATTGATTGTGGACTTTCTGGGTTACCCTCAATCATAGGATACCAAGCTACAAGGTTGTCCTGTACTGCACTTGGTGTGTTTTCTGGTTTTTTGTAAAGCTCTTGTACTTGTGCTTCTGTAAGAGCAGAATTAAATATTTTGAAATCGCACATACTGCCCTCAAAATGGTCAGTAAGATATTTACCAATTTGAAATGCAGTTCCAGATAAATTACCAGTCGATGATGGTATAGTTCCTGTATATGTAAGTGACTGCTCTTCCCCATTTATATATGCTTTAAGCCTATTGCTATTACCTGTGCCACTTCCGTTAAACACTAAAGATATATGATTCCAATCTGTTGATGTAAAAGCTACACTTCCATAAGCGTTACCACCATTATAAACATTAAAATACATAATATTATACGCTATTGCCATGCGTATCAGATTTGAACTGCTTGATGTTTTATTATATAAATAATCTAAACTATTTGTATTATCTGATTTAATCCACACAGATATTGAAAATGCAGAAGCACTATTTAAAAATGTTAAATCTCCACAATCAAGGTAATCAGATACCCCATCAAATACTAATGCTCTGCCACCATAGACATCTGCGTGATCTGCAATGTTAGCAGTAAGTTTAGGAGAGTCTCCGTATCCAGAATTAATTGTCGTAGCCATTAGTATAATCCTCCATCGTTGTTACCTACAGAATCTGTTGTACCTGCACTTATTAATGTAGCACCACCATTTACAGTTCCGTTATTTCCATTGCCGCTTAAATCAGTTACTGTTGTAGCATTGTCCATTTTCCAATATCCTACAAGACCAGAGTTAGATGATTCATCTCCTCCTATACCATCATTGTATATTGCTAATACTTCTTCTGCTGATTTGGCTGTGGAGTAAATAGATGTAGAACTTATCTGCCCTGCCCAACTTAATGCACCTGTATTAATTGCACCTATAAGTAGTGTTGATGCTCCTGCATATATGGATGATGGCATACTTGAAGCTGTAGATGCTATTTCTACTCCATCTTGAAAAAGTTTGCAAGTACCAGAACTAAATGTAACAGCATACTGATGCCATTCATCTATAGTAGATAAAGCACTATCTGATGTTTGTGAACCTATTGTATCCGTTCCATCAGCAGATACAGTAAAAATTAATTTTTCATTAGAATCTATAGCAAAAGCATAAGACCTATTATTAGAACCTGTAGATGTGTATTTAGCAACAAGTTCATCATAATCTGATGTAGATGTGCTATGCTTTGCCCATGTAATAATAGTAATTTCAGTTGTTTGGTCTAAACTATCATTATCAGCAACTGTTATATAATCATCTACACCATCAAAATTTAATCCCTTAACTTCACTACTACCATCAAGTGGATAGTACGCAACGATGTCGTTAGTTACTTCTTTTGCAGAAAGGTTAGTAATAAATATTTCTTGTGAGCCATTTACAGAATCAAAATACAATGAAGATGTACCCGCATTTACAAAATAAATAGTATGTTGTGTGCTTGATGTTGTTAATGCTTGAGTTCCAGAATTAACTGCTCCTGTCCACACTCTAACATTAGGTGCAGTACCGCCACTATAATAAGCATTAAATACTACTTTATAAAGTTTACCAGAACTACCTGCAATAGTTCTTTGTGCCCCACCTGCATTATCAACATGAGTAATTTTTACACCATCAGTAACAGTATCTACATCATTACTTCCGTAAGCACTCCAATTTGTATCAACATTAGTAGTAAGTATTTCACTACCCAATGTACTCTTTACATCAGCAGGAATGTTTGAGTATGAAGTAGATTCCATAAGGGATTGGATTTGTGCTTGAGTTAATATACCTTGCCATATTCCTAATTGAGATATATTACCATCAGTAGTAAAATCTCCTGCTTCACCACCTATATATAAATTATCTGAAGCATCAGATACATAAGTACCAGAAGGTGCAGTTACTGTTGTAATAGCAACACTCACTCCATTAATATATATAGTGGGATTATTAGAAGTTGAACTATTATCATAAGAAACAGCAATATGAATCCACTCATTATATGTTATATCTCTTGATGTAGTAGTCCATTGTCCAAAATTATCCCAACGAACTGCAAATCTTAACTTACAAGTATCCCCACTTTCGTCTTTATTGCTTATATGCCATCCAGAAGGTTGAGAACTTCTTTTTACAACATAAAATCCAGTATTTTCACCTATAGAATGACTATTTATCCATCCTGTAATTGTTCCTCCACCTGTCCAAATATCATCTAACAAAGAATCTGAACCAACATCAATGTAATCTGTACTTCCGTTAAAACTTGCACTACCATCTCCAATCGCATCTACTTGTCCTTCTTTAGCTACATCAACTGCACGAGGTAAGATTGGTGCATTGCCACCATATACTGATGTGGTAGTTGTTGCTCCTGTAACTACACCTGTGTTTGATACTTCTTGAAGAACAATATCTGTTATAGTTCCTCTAAATCCCGTAGAACGCATAACAAGAAGATTTGCAGAACCTGCAACTAAATATTGCTCGTGAGAACCAACAGTAGTTGGTATGCCACCTGTAAAAGCTGAACTACCACCGCTGTGAGCCAGACCACTTCCTGTTTGAGTGAGTACAGTATATGTAAGTCTATAAAGTTTTCCTTGAGCTATACCGCTAATATTAAAAAAAGCATATCCATTTTTTACAAATTCTAAAATATTATTTGTATAGTTATTACCTAATCCTGTAATGCTATCAAAACTTTTAACATCGCTACTTAATATTTCTCCTGTTTCAGATTCTATTAATCCGCTACTTACACTATTGTCAGTTACTTTTTGTACATCGTCTAATGCCCACCATGCTACTAAACTTGTTTTTTCTACACCCTTTAGTTGGCTATAGGATTTGTTCATTATGGATTGGACTTCTTCTTGCGTTAATGCCCTTGACCACATAGCAACATTAGCAAGTTTACCTTTAAAATCTTTACCACTTGAAAATTCAGCATTGCCTATTTCAAAATTTTCTGATGGATTTACTATTGTGCCTGTATCTGCATCTGTATCTCCTAATACACCATCTTTGTATACTTTTCTATTTACACCATCAAAAGTACCTACTATATGAACCCAAGTTTTATCTGGTATTGACACATTTGAATTATTACCATTAACATACCATAAAACACTACTCCCACTACAATAAAGCATTGCTCCATTACTACTCCACCTACCTGCTATTGTATCGTCTGTTGTTCCATCTCTATAAACCCAAGCTGATAAAGTAATACTTTGCCCACTTACATCTATTTGACCACAATCAATTCTATCACCACTACCATCAAACTCTGTTGAACCTTCTGATGGGAACTTTAGCGTGTCTGACTTTTTAGAATTAAAGTCGAGGTATAGTTTAAGGTTGTCCTTAACAAAGGTTAAAAGGGATGCACCACCTTTGACTAAACTACTAGATAATCCTAGCATGTTAGCCTAAATATGCTACAACTGAACCACTAGCTAAAGTAAATCCAGTCCATCTACCAAAAATTGTAACACCTTGTGGAAATGTATTCCCAGAGTCTACAGCATCTCCATTACCACCTGATGTTCCTATATAATCAGAACTTTCTGGTAATAAAGCACTAAAAGTAGCGTCTTCTAAAAATTGAATAGCTACAATACTTTTGCCTGTAATTGCATCTGTACCATCCTCAAGCAAGCAACCAGCTTGTCCTAATGCTACATTGTTAGACTCATTAACTGAATATTTATGTAAATCTGCCATTTTGTTTCTCCTATCTTATGCCTTACCGAGCGTGACAATTCTCATGGGCATATTGGTTATCTAAAATCTGCTGGCACTATAGATCTTGTACCGCCAGTCTTATCTCTTTTCTTTGAGCCAAATCTTCTTATGGCTTCATCAAAATTTTTCTGATGCATATTTGCAAGTTGTATTGATGCAGCTGATACATTAGGGTCTTGAGCTTGACTAGCTCTATCCATGTATAAACACTTCTTAACATAATCAACTACTGCACTATGCATTGTGTTATCTATATCTAAAGAATCTGTTATTGCACTTACACTATTAGGTTCTCCATAATAATGTATTAATAATCCATCAGTAACTGATTCTGCTATAGCTTGAAATTTTTTCCTATGAGAGCTTCTATTGTCTCCATTACTATCAACGCTAGTTACTAAACAAAGTTTATCTCCCTCGATAAACCATCTAGCAACGCTCTCTGGATATTTTATATTACTAGCCATATTAATCTGGCCTTTCTACTGCTGATTCATAAGTATATCTAACTTTATTAACAGTCCATGTTGCTTTCTCACCATTACCGGGAGAGGTAAAAATTACGTAATCACCAACTTTATATCCTAAAGAAGCTGTTGTAACAGCAGTTAATTTTGGATGACCACTTGAATTAGTTGTAATTGTTACTCTAAGTGTATTTGCTCCACTACCAGTTGTACTATGAGGTGCAACATCTGTATGAGTTTGATTAGCAGTCCAAGTTCCAGTATATGTATTTGGAACTCCACCAGCTCCAGATAATGTAGTAATAGCAGTACTAGTATTCGGAGTAAACGACAATACTTCTCCTGTGTCTTCAAATGAATCCATTAGTAAAATATTATCATCAACTAACCTAGGTATGCGTATATAATCGCCTTCGTTATCCATTAGGTCAACTCTAAAAATTTTATTTGCTTCTAATTTATTTGTAGAAGAATCTGATGCCCCATCTCCTATATCATACCACATTTGATTAGCAACTGTACTAATTCTTGATTGTACTGATTTAGTATCATACATACCTATTTGTACAAGAGCATCATTAATTAAAGTCATGATATACTTTTCTGGTGCTCCCGGAAAGTTTTCACGAACTCTACTAATTAATTGCTTTACTGTTATGCCATGAACTGCCATATTATAAACTTTCTATCTCTCTTTTATAATCGTCTTTTAACTGAGCTAATATTGGTATTATTAACTCAACATCTTGGTCGTGAGCTAACATATACTCTGAAGCTTTTATGCAAGCTAATAAGACTACTGCTCTCTCTGCTTCATCTGGAAATGTAGCTATAGTTGTATCGTCATAAGATATAGTCGGAAACTGAACTTCAGAATACTTGCAAGCTCCAGAAGCAGGTAATACATCTACCTTATTATTTTCTACAAAAAATACAGGGTCTGTAGCTGTTGCTTGATTAATATCATCAGCATCAGAATACCTACCTTTTTGATTTGCCTCTATTCTCCTGCAAGGTTGTTCTATGCTACCATCATTTCTTGTTATATGTAAGATATGACCAGTATTTAAAACACTAGGAGAACCAGATGTAAATGATACCTCAGATGCACATAAATGAAGAAGTCTTTTAGGAAGCATGTTTATAACTTCCTTTGCAGAATCCTTTAACCATTGATCTGTTAAAGTTCTGTAAGTTTCTCCAGTAGCAGTACTGTCTGAGCTATCGGCGTCAAACCCAGTTAATGCATGTATCTCTTGTGAAAAGTTCCAAGCCATTTATTACTTCTTTTTCTTTTTCATCTTTTTGCTAGATGCTTTTTTCTTTTTAGGCGGTCTGCCTTTTTTACTTCCGTATGTACCCTTACCGTATGGCATTTACTTTCTCCTTCCAAAAGTTTTTTTGTTTAGCTTCTCTTTGTGCTACCTCACTAGCTACATGGTCATCTAAACTTATTGTATTAAATTCTATATCGCTTCTCTTACCCTGCTCGCTCATCATAAACATATTAGTTGTAAACAATGGAGCTGATGCTCTTTTACCACAAGCTTTACAATAAAACCAGTTATCTTTATTTGGTGTGTTACAATGTATACAATTCATATTCAAAATAGTGGGGACATCATAAGACATCCCCACATATCCTTTATTTGTTAGTCAGCAGATTTAGCACCAACATCGCCAAAATACATGACTGTTAGGTCATCATTAGCGGATGCAGCTGCACCTAAGGTAACTGTAATTACACTACCAGAAACTGAACAACTTTCAACGTAAGTTCCGTTTGTATTTGTGTTTCCAAGGCATGCAATTGCGTAACCATCCGCAGGTGCGTCTGATGGTATATCAACTGTTTGAGAAGCAGAAGCTCCACAATTATGGTCAATTGTGTAGATTCCACCACCTATGTTTTTTTCTAGTACATTAGCTCTCATGATTAAACTCCTTGTAAGTGAATTAACATATGGCTTTCAGGAAGTGATACTTCTAATCCAGCTTCAGTTAAAATCATATCTTTACGTAAGTCTTCATCAGCTGCTTGAACGTTAGTCATGATTTGAGTGTCTCTGTTAACACCATTACCGACTAATGGTCTGTAAGCAACATTGTCCATATCAACTAAGCACAAGAAGCCAGAAGCAAATCCTCTGAATAGAGGCTCCTTAACTAAATTCATTGTACCGTGAATTGTTTCAATCTGTAAGACTTGATGTCCAAAAGAACCTTGAGATTTTTCTATATTATATCTAAGCTCGTTGTTTATTGAACCGTCAAGAAAGCTATTAGAATCCATCTTGTTAAAGAAAGTAATTACAGGTAAACTAGCCAAAGCTAATTTAGAACCTGAGTTACCTCTTGCTGGGTCATAAAGAACTTCAAAATCACTTAAGATTCTATCATAAGTAAGTTGAGCTCTTGTTGCACTCCTAAAGTAAGGAGAGCCAGCTGAGTAAGCTAGGTCATCACTTCCTGTTACAGCAGTACCGTTAGCTAAGATATGTCCAGCAATACCTTCAGTATACTGGATTCCACCTTGACTAGCACGCTGACCAAAAAGCATAGCTCTTTCGATGTCTACTTTGTGCTCACGAAGTTTAAGATTCCAAATTCTTTGGAACTCATCTGCGTAACCACGGTAACGAGTAGCTCTTGCAGTATTAGACATTTCACAAGCTGTTTTAAAGATTTGGGTATAACCAAAATCGTTATCAAGCTCTTCTGACCATACGTCTGGAGAACCAGAACCTTCAGCAAAAGAAGTACCGATTACAGTACACTTTGCATTATCAACTGTTCCACCAGAATCTGCACCAGAAATTGTCTTACCGATAAAAGAAGTGTCACTTCCCTCATCAACTGGATTAGACTCAATTCTTACGATAACTGGGTCTGATACAGAACTACTTTCTTGCCCTATTGCAAAAACCATTCCTTTGATAAGCCAATCAACTGAAGCTCCTCCAGAGGTGTCGACATTATAAGATAATGTAGAACCAACAGCAGGTATAGCTTCTTCACCTTTTAATGAGAAAGAACGGTCAGTCATAGATACTTTTGTTCTATCTTCTAGAAAACGGAACTGTGGGTCATCGGTTGGAACTTTAGCTACCTTAGAAAGATACACGAAAAACGGGGATTCGTCTGGAGCTAAGTCTGCAACACGGTCTGAAAAGTTGAATAAACGCCTAGTATGATAGCCTGAAGCTGCCGAACCGGGGTCACCAACGTTCACAATTCCTGCATTGTAATTCGCCATTTAAGACTCCTTTATATATTATTATTTCTACTATTCGTGCCAATAACTCCATTCCAGATTTCATCTAGCTCATTTGGCTTGCTAGGTTCTCCACCTTGTAAGACGCCAGCTGTTTGAGGAATGTTTTTAGTCCTCTTTACAGCTTCTATACTCTCATTAGTTATTGTCTCAGGAACGTTATTAAATTTCCTATATACATCAACTAATATATTGAGCGGAACATCTTGCCTAGGCTTTGTAGCAAACTGGACAAAATCATCAACTTGATTCTGATCTGTCATATTGTATTTACTAGATAATTCCTTCTTTAAGTTATTGACAGCCATTGTCTCTTGTATGCCCTTCATCTTTTCATTTACAGCATTATCTACAAGAGATTTCTGTTCCCTAACTCTCATCTCGTAAGATGGAGAGCCGGGCTTATAGTAGGCTTCCCATGGGTCGAATGAGTTTTCATCAAGTCCCTGTTGTGGGTCTTGAGGACTACTTACATTCCCAGTTTGTTCACCGTTCAAGGTTTGTTTCATTGCTTCCACTACATCTGGCCTTTCTTTTAATACATTTCCTAGTTTTTCCAACTGTTTCAATTCATTGTACTCAGCTTTCATCTTATCGTATTCTGCTGATTTTTTATCGTACATAGATTGAAACTTCTTAGCATCGTCCTGAGGATTTGCCTCAGGCTCTGCTACTACCTCTTCAAAATGATTATCTGCCATTTCCTCCTGAACAGTTTCTTCTTGTTTAAGGTTATCTTCCATTTTAAACTCCTCGATTTCTTTTAATTAATAGCTTCACCCTTACGGATGTCATTTAAAAGCAGAACCGTGTGTTCCTCAAACGTCCTAACGGACACCCTTCCTACCTTTGTGGTTCTTGTTTTCCTAGTCTTTCCTGCGCATCTACTACATTCTTCAACTTTTCTAACTTTACTTTATTATTGAACTTCATGTCCGTCATAATATCCTTAAGCTGTGACTTAAATTTTTGTGCTTCGACCTGCTTCCTAGAGTGAACATTTTCACGTTGAGAAGTCTGCAAATCTCCGCTTAAGTCTTTTATTTGCTTTTCTAGTTGTTTAATATAGCTTTGCATTTGTGCCATCTGACCTTTCCTTTTCAAGACACCTTCTTTGTCAAAAATCTCTGATTTCTTTAAGACCTCGACATCGTCTACCAAGCCCATCTTAAAAGCATCTAAGTACATCTGATATTCAGCTACTCTATTAGACGGCAATGTTGAGCCTGATACTATTCTTACGTCATGCTGACCAATACTAATATCATTTTGTATCGATTGCAATTCACGAGTTTTATCATCGTACATCTTCGTATTGATTGTATATTCAGTTAAATCATTATTCGGTTGTACAATTCTAAAAGTTTTTTGATAAGTGTAATGACCCTTGGCTAAATTATAAATACACCTACCTAATCTGTTTAAGCTTCCTTCAATATCTCTTAACTTTGACTTACCTCGAGTCTCACCGTGTTGAGATAGCATTGCAGTTCCTCTAACTGTATCGGGAGCTTTATCTCTAAAGCCCTGCATCAACTCAGGAATACCAAAACTTAAATCTATATAATGCTCTACTCTATCTATTAACGCATAAAACTCACCAGCAAGTGACTGAGGGGCAGGAAAGTGTGGTTGCCCAAACTCTGGATTATAAGGTATGACTGCATTGGGATTGGCCCAATCTTTTTCCAGCTGCCCCAAGTCATCTACGCTACCCTCTGGAACGAGTAGCTTTAGGCCTGCAGAGGCCTGTGCGTGAGAGAGAGTGAGAGAAAAAAGTTTGTTTAACAGTCTTTGAGAATCCTTTACCTTAGATACATCTGATTTTGGATACGGAGTATTTGTCCATATATTTGGAACTGGTACTATCGGATACACATCAGTATTTAATATGTTCTCGTAAAGCAATACATCGCCAACTGTACATGTAATTTTAATTCTTGTTTGCTGAACTTCTACTAAATCAACAAGGCCTTGCTCAATTATTTCTGCATTCTGCTCAATAAACTGAAAGTATTGTTCTTGATTTAATATCTGCTCTTGACCATTCTGTCTGTTAAAAAGCCTATAGAATGGAACTTTTACTTTTTGAAATCTTTCTAATATTCTATATCTCTCTGTTCTCTGTATATCTCTACCTAAAACTTCATCAGGCGTAAAAGACTGAGTTGAGTTTTTCATTTGAGAACTAGGATAATCCTCTTCGTTTGTTATAGCCTCAATGTCATCTATAGAATCTATTAACGTAGGATATATATTAAGAATTTGGTCTCTCGTAACTACGGTAGATAAAATCATCCCAGATGCATCATCAAAATAA